CTCAAAATAAAAAAATTGGCTAGGTTATAGTCAAAGGTAAATAGTTCTGTGAAACCATTTATTCCAAACAAAAAGGAGCCCGACCAGAACCCAACACACATCGGGCAGTGGAAGAAGCCTTTAAATTTTTCTTTGGAGGGGCGAATGTCTTGAAAGATCTTGCCATAAACTAGAATCTGCGTAAGCCCATACGCAGTCAGGGCAAAATAAACTAAATCCATTTTTCACCTATTCGTATCTGTATAGTGAGGAGATGCCATAGGGGCTATAAATGTAGCCAGGGCGTATTGAACCTTTCTGCTTGTTTTGCGGGACTTCGCCAAGTTCAGTTGAATCTTCGCGGTCAGGATCAATTAGACCCTCTTCCCACTCTCTCTCATAATTGTCGGCGATCTCAATGTATTGTTTTTCTTCTTCGATAAACTGGCTTATCGCGAGGAGAATTAGGTTTACGGCGTTTAGCTCGTCACTTTCGGGATAAGTTCCTTCGAGTGCGCCATAAACTCCACCACCTTGGATACTTGAGGGGTGTACGAGGCCCTTGTCTACGAGGTGTTTAAGGATACGATCCTGAACATCGTAAACCTTGTCACAAAGTTTTTCCTTTGGGAAAACAACAACCTTCTTTAAGTCAGTTAGAATTACGATATCAACATCAGGATGGTCGCGGACCATTAGCTTGCCATCTACCGACTTTCTAATGTTTAGATTAATCGGAAGCGGCTTATACTTTGGCTTCTCTTCTTTTGCCTCTTCGGCAGCATCGCCTATTTTAACAGTTAAGGCCATCTTTTAAAACTCTTTCACCAAGGACTGGATTTTTAATACTTTCTCTACCATCTCTTGGTTGACTTCCTGCTCTCTGAAACCGTCAATAACGTTTACAACTTCTTTAATCTTGTTGGTGGTCCCTTCCTCTACGAGTACTTCCTCTTTTTTGAGGATTGTTCCAAGTTCACCTTTAAGGCGGGAGACCTCTTCGCTTAAGAATGTTTTGAGGTCCAAGCCATTATCGGCGAAGGAGGCAATGTATTTACCAAGAAGAACTCTTTGTTCTTCAAGAAGCTCCTCACTATATTGCTCGTTAAACTTCTTAACGAAAGAGCGGTACACAATGTTATCAATCGGCTGCATCTCGGCTGCCTCTTTCTGTTCTCTCAAGATGCAAAGATTGCGGAGAACTTTGTCTTCAAGAAGGACCCTTGTTTTGACTGGGGTCTCTGTGCTAAAGATCTGCTGGATTGATGCGAGGCTCTTATAGTTCGGGATGAAGACTGAATAGGCGTCTTTGCCGATGAGTTTGTTAATCTCTTTGATCGCTTCGCTCTGCTCAGAGAACAGTTGGTCTTTATCGATCTTGTTGAAAGACCTCTTTGCTTCAAAAAGCATCTTTTCGGCGACGTGATAATCATACTTCTCGCTGCCGGAAACAAGGTTGTAAAGATCCAACTCTTCACGAAGAGCAGTGCCTTTCTTAAAGTGCTTTTTAATAATATTTGAGACTTCTCTCTTCTTTGCGGCGTCTTGATCAAGAACGCTCTTCGTCAAATGACGGATCAATACTTCATATAGGAAAGCAGTATTGCGCTTTTTGTTGTGCCTAAGCTTCATCTCTTTTCTCCATCTCGGAAATTAAATCTACAATTTCCTTATTCACTTCAAAAAGAATTTCTTCTTCGTTATAAGTAGTCTCTTTTTGTTCTGTTAGACCTTTTGCTAAGCCCCTTAATGTTCTTTCGCCGGGATGTATAGTGTCTTTTGTGGGCTTGCGCTTCTGGTCGGCCCAAGAAGCCTTGATTCCTTTGATGCGCCCAGAACTTTTTCTGCCATCATTGGTCGCCGGTTTATAGGGGCTGTTACTTTTATCTGTTTGAGTTGCGACTGTTTTACCAAAAACATTCTTAAACTCAACTTTATCATCACGCTTTGCGGGTTCAGCCAAGAGCAAGTCATCACCAGGGATTTCCTCACCGGCTGCTTCTTCACCCTCTTCACCAGCCTCATCATCAGTGATCTCGTCGTCAAGACCAAGGCCTGCCTCATCCTCCAGGCCAGCGTCACCCTCAAGGTCGAGGTCACCAGAGGACCCAGCAAGAGTTTCGGCAGCCTCATCTGCTGCTGCTTCAAGGGCGGCTTCAAACTTCCTATCATAAAACATCTCGCGCTGGTTGCGAACAATCTCATCATCAGTAAGATTAAAGATGTTCTTAGCAACCCACTGCCTGCTGAAATACCCTTCTGTTGCGCCGGCAGCAATATCAAACTTAAGTTTCCAATGCTCTAGTTCCTGCATCGCAGCAATCTTTGAAGGGTTATTGAGGGAAAGACTGAATGAGATAAGATCTTTTGCTCGGTATCCCAAGATGTAGAGGTGGATAATACCAATCTTTTCAAGTTCGGTTACAACAGATCGCTGGAGTCTCTGTACTGTTCTTGCGAAACGAATGTCTTTCTGCGCAAGAGTTGTTTTATCTTCTTCGCTCTCGGCAGAGTTGGAGAGATAAGATGCGGGGATCTTAAGTGCGGAGAACAGTTTGTCTCGCAGGTACTTAACGTCGTCCACATCACCAGTGTAAGAACCCCCGGCAAGAGTCTCAATCTTGGAAGTGTTGCCTCCCCGCGTAGGAATATAATAATCTTCCTCAATACTCAAGGGATTATAGCGAAGATCAACGCGGCCAGTGTCCGAGTTAACAACCTGATTACGTTTCATCTGCGTAACGACCTTCTGCATATACTGCTCAATCTCCTGCGGAGGGATTGCGCCGACATCAATGTAGAAAACTCTTCTCTCGGGAGAACGAACGATGCGATAAGCCATCATTGCGTCTTCTAGGAGAGTTAACTGACGCCAGATGCGGCGGGATGCGTCAAGCACGGAAGTCCCATACGGGGCAAATTTATCATTACCAAGAATACGAAAGTGGCCAATCTGCCAGTTCTCGAAGGTCATTCCGCCGGAGTTCCACTGATACTGGACATAATTCGGGTTTGTGGGATCTTCGCCTTCCAGTCTTTCAATTTCGTGTGCTGGAAGGCCCATCGCATTCTTTATACCCAACTCTTCATCAATATCAAGATAAAGAAAGAAGTCACCAAACTTACACATTGTGCGGCACCAACCAAACAGGTTGAACTCAAGGTTTAGTACATTGTCATAAAGAGATGTTAAGATTGATTTGATCTCTTGATTGGAACAGTCAATCTTCAATAGGGGCTGAAGCTCGCTTGACGTGGACATTTCATCCGCATAGATGTCAAGCGCAGAGGCAATCTCTGGTGTGTATTCCATCTGATTGAAGTCTGCATACCGCTCGGAACGGTTTTGGCTTGCAAGAATGTTTGAGTGGAGATGATCAAGGGGATTGTGTGTTGTTTTTTTAAATTGTTGACCACTGGCAGATCGAAACTGGAACTTGTCCATCTTCCTTCTTGATATCTGCTGCTCGGCCTGCGCCCGGTAATTTACAATTGGACCAGAAAGAAGCCTCGTCAGGCTCTTAAAAAGTTCTGATCTAAAGTTTTTCGGGTTATTTTCTCTTCCCGGTCGTCTGTTGTTGTAATATCCAGCCATTGTTTATCCCTTGTAGAGCCAAAAAAACTCGTTTACATTGCTTTGATGTTCTTTCATTCTATCAGAAAGTTCAACTGATTTATAGCCAACTTGACCTGGAATCGACGTATTGAACTCTGATTTTGATGAAAAGACCGCCTGTAAAGTTGCTTTTGAGTACTCAATCTCCTGTTTGTTTGCTACGAGAGCTGTGTCCCTGACCCAACAACCAATAGCGCAAGACATAATTAGGTCATCATGATAACTTCTTTGCGCCTGGGGTTTTCCATTATTCCAAATAAATGTTGTCATCTCGCTCAGCATTCGCTTGGAATATATGGTAATTAGTCCATTTCTAATGAATTCTTCAAGTTTAGCGATGATGAGAGGGCGTGTCTTGTTGGTTGTGGAGAACCCTGCGATGGCACTGTTGTTGTGCTGGGCCTGGACTGAATCGATATACTCGTGAGTTGATTTTATAGAATAATAGATATTGGGGTATTCTTTATCTCGCAGCTTTTCCAATACGGAGAAACCAACAGAGTTGTTTTCAACCACCATTAAACAGTTGCCATATTCCTTTCCAGTGTTGAAGAGTAGTTCGCTAAAAAAGTCTATTGTTATCTTTCCGTGGTATTCTGCGACTATCTCCATCGTCTCCAGCTTAAAGACAAGAAAAGC